ACAGTTGACGCTAACGGTAAATTCTATGGCAGTGACGGGAAAGAGCTTAAAGGTGCGGCATTATCAAATGCACAAAGAACTTATAATGCTGACCAGGCAAAATTGGCACAGGCTGCCGTACCAGACAAAGCCCCAGTCGTTGATACTACAGTAACCCCTAAAGCACAACAAGTTGGCCGAAGTCTCGGCAGAGGTGGTCCAAAACCTGGAGATCTTGGTAAAGAAATCGCAAAAAGATCCGCAGGAAAGGTTGCAAAATCTGTAGCTAAAAAGGTTGGCGCAGCAATGCTTAAAGCAATTCCTGTTGTTGGCGCAGCCGTTGGTGCTTGGTTTGCAATAACAAGTTTGGCAAGAGGCGATACAACAACTGCTGCGCTCGAAGGAACATCAATATTCTTACCATCTCTTTCAGGAGCACCTGTCGATCTTCTTGCAATTGCAACTGGGGTATTCTTTGACGTTTATGGCGAAACATATGATCCGTCAAACCCTGAACATCGTGAAATGATGAAAGCGATTGGCGAAATGATTGAACAAGAAATGGAAAAATATAAAAACGAACGCGATGCAGATAGAAGAACTGCATATGACAATGCTGATGCAGAAACACGCGCGGCATTCATGTCACAAGCGGAAATAGCGCAGATGGGTCCAGGTGGGATTACCGCGGGAATGGCAAGGGTAGGTGGTGTTACAGTAAGAACAGCAAGACCAGGATTCTTTGGAGGTTACCCAAGCGCATCAGATAACGCGGCATTTTTTGAGGAAATGAGACAAGGTGAAAATTACGCAGGAAGTCCTGCTAACTTAGCAGCACGAGCAGCACGAGCGGCGGCCGGCGGAAGTGGTTCAGGAACTTATAACGATAATAGAACAACGAACAACGTAGTTCAAGGTGGTGCTAACGTTTCTAATAAAACTGAAAACCAAGCAGCCGTATTTGGTAGTGGGGGAGCGTCGGATAGAACTGGCAACCCTTTCGGATTGCCAGGCACTATTCAATAAATTATTTGTCGCCTTTATCAGAAACGAAGGAATACATCTCTTTGGCTTTTGCCATAAGATCTTCCATTGAATACATTTTGTATTCGGCTTGCATTTCTTCTGCTGACTTTTTACCAGCGTCAAACATTTTTTCAGCGAAAGAAATATTCATATGGTACTGTTGATCCATATATTCTTTTGCCAATTGAAGCATATCTGAGCGAATTTCGAATGGGTTTTTGTTAGACATAATAGTCTCCTTTGTGTATGTGTGATTCATCCAGGCTGGATGTATATCATATGGGTTGCAAATATTCATTTTAGTTCATCGGCCATTTTATGATTAACGTCAGCGTGGCCTTGCTCGTCTAGACGAACCGCTTTAACAACGTCATCAAGTTTTGCATTTGACTCTAGTCCATAGTAGTCAATTGCAATTTGCGGAGCGGCAATGTTTGGAATATCGCCTCTCTCAATTCTTTCTAAATATTGAGTGTAACTGATTACAGCCTGATCCTCAAAGTATCCTACCATACGGTGCGCCGTTGTTGGGAAGAATACATATAGAACCAAATAAAAGTGCCAAAAGATTGCCTGAGCTAGCAGAATTAGTCCACGCTCGAGCCAGTTAGGTTTAGCAATCTCGATGAATATCATCAAGTGCATACGCTCATTTTCAGCTTCTTCTAACAATGTTTTTATCCAACCGCGATCATCGGGTTCCATTTTTCTTAAAGACCGCAAGTGATTCCACATTCCTGCTACCATTCCTGGCACACCTGCCACAGTTTCTAATACAACTGCTCTATGCCCATATCGCTTTGCAAAGAAAGTATCTGCAAGCCATCTAAACAACATAGTAAGAAAATATGCGATATGATCTGACATACCGTTTGGTTTACGTAACATTGGAATCCTTTGGTTTAGAAGTGGAGGGGCTTTCACCCTCCTGCTTTTTATTTATCCCTTAAGGAGTTTTTTATCCTCGCTGCCAATGGCAATTTTACGTGGTTTCTTTTCCTCGGGAATAACGTTCTCAAGTTCAATTGTAAGAATGCCGTCAAGGAACTCGGCACCACGAACTACAATTGTGTCTGAAAGTGTAAAGGTACGACGGAATTGACGAGCGGAAATTCCACGATGTAGATAACTTCCATCTGTCTCTTTGTCTTCTTTTTTTCCTTCCACTGAAAGAACACCTTCTTTCAATTCAACATCCAATTCATCACGTGTAAATCCGGCGACAGCAATCTCAATATGATAGTTGTCGTCATTAACTTTTACGATGTTGTATGGAGGGTAATTTGTTTGACCCGGAGTTTGTTGGTGCATACGATCCAATACGCGATCGAAACCAATAAAGAAAGGGTCATTTAATAGGTCGGCAGTAATTCTGCGTGCATTCATTTTGCTATCTCCTTTTGTTTAAGCAAGATTTTAAAAATAGGAACCCGTTTGGCATTCCTATTATTATTTATAACACAGTTCTATGAACGTGTCAATAAATTTTTTAATTTCCTGTAGATCCAAAACCACCATTACGGTCGGTCTTTTGTTCAGGACGGTCTGTTGTTTCTACAAGTTCATGCTGTTCTACAGGAACCAACATACATTGTGATAAACGGTCGCCGTTTGCAATTGTAACTAAACTATCGGTAATATTCTGAAGCATCATAAACGATTCTTCTACATAATCAGAATCAATAATGCCTGTGCCATTTGCCATAACAAGACCTTTTTTCAAAGCCACGCTTGAGCGAATATACATTTTCATAACTTGGCCTTCTGGAATATCAAAAATCAATCCAGTCGGAACAAGAACTCGAATTCCTGGTGGTAATTGAAACGCGTTAGAATCTTGCCCGACACTTGCCTTAACAACAAGCTTTTGTTCTTTGTTCCAGGAATTATATGCTTTTAAGTATTGTCCTGCTTTAATGCAGGCTCTAATATCAAAGCAGGCCGAACCTTCAGTTGCGTACGCAGGTAGCGTAGCGTTCTCGTTCGCTTTGTAGATTTTCATAATTTAACTCACTTTTTTCCAATGTTATATTTCGCCTCTAAAATCCAATTACCTTTTTCTTTATGTGATAGGATCTTGATTTGGTTAAGTGGAGCAACTGGATCTTGCGACTTGTTAGGGTCTACAACTTCAATTAAATCCCACTCTTCAAGTAGATTCACAATCGTATTACGTCGTGCACGATCTTCATCTGTAAAAGTATTGTTTTTGCCGTCAAGGATAAACAATTCTTTAAAGTGTAGAATTGAGTACTTTCCTTGTTTGTGTAGAATATGACAAGATTGGTATAGTTTCTTTTCCTTTCGAGAGGAAATGCCAATACGAGTCAAAGTTTCTTTTACTTTTAAGAAACTGTCCGGCGTTGGTAATCTAATCTCCACACCGACTCCTTTAAATATATCTTCAGTTTGCATAATAAGCAGCACCTTTGTTTATAGTTATTATTTTCATGCTGTATGTCCACCATGACCATCAGAGAATATTTATTAAAATTCTGATCTTAGCCACCTGTGAACAACTTACTATGTACTTGTTTTAATTGATCCGCAGACAATGCTTTTAAATACATTTTAGCTACGGTGCGGTTACAAGAATAGACCTGTTGAATTGCGTCAAGGTCTTTATTCTTATCGGCCTTTGGCCATTTAGAAAAGCGTTTACGTTTACGCAAAGCACCACGATAATAATCAAACTGAGCACGATTGAATAGATGGGCACGTTGATTCATTTCGTTGGCATGCAAGATTGTATCTTCAAAGTTTGCAAACCCACGGTTAACCATATAAGGAATAAATTCCTTTTCAGTCATTTCAGGATTTTCGGCATCACCAATAAGATCTTGTTTACTAAATGAAACGGCATTCATAAAGTCAAAAGGGGTATACTCTTTAGCCATTGTTCATTTCCTGTCCTAATTTAGCTAACTCATCTAAGGCATCAGCTCGTTCATCTTTAATTTCTTCAAAGCTATCTGCAATATAACGCATGTTATACTGAGATGGATAATGACGTAAAAGCCTTGCTGCTTCTTTACGAATTTCCTTAGGTACACGAGGAGATTCTTTTGGAATACAAAGCTTAAGTAAAAACTTTTCAGTTTTAAGTACTGCATTAGTTCTTTCAATAGGTAATGTCATATGATCCAATCCATATCCATTATATTATCAGGTTTTTCCATAATTGTCAACCGGTCATCATCAACGTATCCTGTAGCAACGCCCCATCCATAAGCTGTTGCGCCATACATTTCTTTATGGCAACGGTAACAAGAACCTGAAGATCCAAAGAACTTATAGTAATCGCCGTCTTCTTCAACACGAGTAATACCGCTATTCATACGCCAAGAATCGCCGTCAAGATAGCCACCAGACCAAGAACCGAAAACTCTATAATGAGGATCAGTTCCACCAATTTTAATTAACAACCATTTATCAGGATTATATTGACTCATTACGTGCTTCCTCAATATTTTTAAGTACATCATCAAAATCTTTGGCACATAGTTCACACAACACCATAGTGTGAGGGCCTTCAAGAGTATCCATACTTACTGTATAGATTTCTTTCTTATTAAGCTTCTTGTCACAAAACCTACAAGTATGACTACTAATAAGTTTCTGCATCCATTTGCTCATTTAAAGCTTGCCTCCATCATAACTTCTGTAAGGAAAGCTACCATGTTAACCTCAAGGTCAGCAACAAAGTTTGCTTTGTACATATAGTCTGCAAGAGTTACAACAAATCCTGGTTGGGATCTGAGTTCAACCGTATCAGTTGACATATCATAGATACGACGGAACAACTCATTCATATCTTGATCTGAATTCTTTGCAACCCATTTGCGCATATTAGTAAAATCTTTTGATTTCAACAAACGAAACAGTTCGTCAACGCTTTCTTGCTTCAGGTTAACAAAGATACCTTCATCAATACGACCTGATGCTGCATAAGATTGCAGTTCAGTAAGTACACGTCGGAAATCAGGGAAGTGCTTTTCAATTACTTTAGCAACAACCTTAGCATCGTATTCAACGTTTTCTTGGTCTAGGATTGCACGAACTCGTTTATAGAATGCTGCCGCCATCTTTGGGCGATCCTGTTGCTCAATCGTGAAGTCAACTTCTGACAGTCGCGAACGTAATGGAGCAATGATACGATTCTTAAAGTTACAAGTAAAGATAAAGCCACAGTTTGAAGAGTATTCTTCAATAAAGTTACGTAAAGCAGGCTGAACGTTTGCGGCATTTAGATAATCAGCTTCATCAAAGATAACGTATTTTCGGCCACCTTGTAATGAGACTGAAGATGCGTAGGTTGAGATATCGTAACGAATGGAATCAATGTTAACATTCAAAGATCCGTTCATAATTTTATAATCGCAGCCCATCTCTTCGAGCATTGCTTTTGCGATTGTGGTCTTACCTACGCCTGGACCACCTGTAAGTAACAAGTTTGGAATGCTGTCGTCAGCAACAAACTTCTTAAACATTGTTTTTGTTTTTTCTGGGAGAATTGTGTCATCAATTTTTTGAGGACGGTACTTTTCAACGTATAGTACTTCATTTGATTTTGCATCAAGCATGTATTCACCATTTTCATAATATAAAATAAGTGCGGGTTTAATTTAGCAACGAGAGCCCGCATCGTTCGGTCCTAGGTAGCGCCTAGTTAACTTTTTCAACAACCTTATCAGCCATTGGTGCGTCGGCAGGAACGTCAGCTGGTGCCATTTGACCTTGAGCAGACTGGCCTTGTGCCTCAGCCTGCTGATTAAGGAATACCTCTACTTTATTACGTAGGGTACCAACACCTTGAAGTTCACGGCCCTCAAAGGCACCGCGGCGGGAAGCGATATCTACAATCTGTACGAAAGTTGCAATATCATTAAGAGACAGCTGAACTGGTTCTTGCTGCTCTTGGTTTTGATTTTCTTCATTCATGGATAATTATCCTTTCTTATAAGTCGACTTTGTATCAATAGCAACGAAGTATTTCGCACTATCACCTTTAAACTCAGAGATACCCTTCGCGCAAAGAGTAACCTGATAATCCTGCGGGAGAAGCTTCAAGTTATCAGTCTTGATAACAATTGAAAACTCATCAGCAGTTTCGCCAATCTCAATACCATAATCATCAGCGTTAGACGATGATGTATCTACAGCTTTGAGAAAGACTTTCCCATCCTGACCAACGAACGCAATTTCAGTAAACTGAAGTACACCTGCTGCTTTTAAAACAGACTGCAAGTCGTCCCAAGTCACATTCACCTGCACATCCGCAGAAGGAATCGTAATCTCCTTATCCGGTGGTGTATGGATCATGGAAACGTCTGCAAAAGCGTACTTAGTACGTCGCTTACCTTCGGTAATCACGAAATATTTATCTCCGAATTCCACGTCTGGATTGTTGTGGAGAGACAAAATTGACAAAAATCTTGATAAATCATACACACAAGCATTACCAGGGATTTGATCTGGGATTGTTGCTGATGCCACGAGAGTTTTCTCGGGAGTAATAGTCTTTAGGACATTACCTTCAGACATCAGAATAGATTTGTTGATTTGGGAGAAACTCTTCAAAATTGTAAGAGTTTGTTCAGAGAAATGCATTATATAAGAACTCCTTTAGTTAATCCTATTTGTTTATTGTATTACGGTTTTTCTTTTTTGTCAATGGTTTTTTCTTGCCATATGCTTTTTTATTGCTCGAAGCATTTGCAGTTGCAGACATACCTAACTGACCAATAGCACCAAGTGAACCTTTGAAGATATACGTACCTACGTGTTGCAAGTTAATCCATGGGCACATCCAAACTCGAATGCCAATCTCTCGTGCCTTTTTACAGAAGAAGTAATCTTCCGATAGATAACGTTTTGTGGTTGGGTCAATTATGCAATCAAAGAATGCAGTAATATCGCGGCTGCCATCAAATGCGTCAGTACGTACGTGGTCAGGTTTGTATTTAAACTCAGGATATGCCTCGGCGTATTTCTCAAGTGTCTTACGTGGGATTAGCATAAATCCTGTACCACCTTCAGCAATTTCAAGTGGTGAACCTAAATTAAAACTTGTTTGACCTGATACCGGATTGAACACATAGTCAGCAGAATATGCTTCAAGTTCAAACGGGTTATCATCACCACGACCTTGTTTACTTGCTTGCGAAATCTTTTCCCATGCAATTGTTTTCTTTGGGTATGGTCCTGTAATGATTTCCATCGTATCAGGGTTTGTAATGTTTAATGCCAACATCGATAGAATATCACGTGGGTTGAAACCAATATCAGAATCAATAAACATTAGGTGAGAACAATCTGAACGAAGAAACTCATCAACAATATAGTTACGTGCTCGTTGGACAAGGCTTTCGTTAAACAGATAATAGAACTTTAAAGGAATGCCGTTTGCGGCGCAAAGCATTGCCAAATCAGTACAAGATTTAGTAAATGTACCTGCGCATTGACCGCCATACATCGGTGTTCCTACAAAGATTGACTGCTTTCGGATTTCTTCAATCTTTACTTCAGTCTTTTGGACATTTGGTTCTGCACTCATTAAATTTGCTCCATATCATTTTCAGCTCGAGTAATTGCTTGCATACGTAATACATCGGCAAGGATATCCCACGAGCTATCGTGTGCTTTAAAGTTTTGTTCCCATTTTGCTTCATCAGCTAACGGATTGAATCCATTCTTTTTCGGGAAATTTAGTTTTGCGTCAATGAAGGTACGAGTATCACGTACCCTCCAATATTTCAAATACTCTTCCATATGTAATCGCTTACCTTGAGTATCAAATAGACGCCCAAGAATAATAGGATCGTATGTATTTGAACGGCTCCACCAGAAATCAATTTTAGGGCTATTGATTAAATAGTTATGGAACTCTTTACAAAATGCTTCGACCGTTAGGTCATTCTGCTGTGGTTTAATATGCCGCTTTACTTCAGGAGATTGCTCTTCCCAAAACGCAACGGTATCTTTTTCAATTTCAAAACCATGGTTCTTGACTTGGTCTGTAACTGATAGCTTGAATCGCCTACAGTCAGTAATGTTCGCCATTGTATATGGATCGTCAGAAACCATTTTGTCCCAACTAAACACCATTGCTGATACATCAATCACAGCACATTTTGAAGCATCCTTACCGAATGTCTCAAAGTCAAGTATTAAATCGTGCCTCACGCCATAAACTCCTCAAGTGTTGATATATTAATATTACCATAGTTATCGTATTCTGTCAACTGTTTATGATTGTTTTGGCGTAAAAAATCTCCATCTGACATTTCCAATTCACCGCGGATAAACTTTTGAATCTCAGAATGAATATCTCGGCTTGTTGGAACAGGCACGTTTTGAGCAATGTGATTACATTTTGGTAATCCACCAACGAGTTCAAAGTCTTCAGGGAATCCCATCATATGTAATGCTTCACGGATCGTAAGAGAACGGTCTTCAGTTGGATGGATTGTGTCGTTCATATTACGCCCAATAACGGCATTCATCGTATCATTAAATACGTGGACTGAACCATCCCAAATACCTTTATTCATAGCGAATTTTGCCAACGCATGTTCTGCAAGTTTGATTCCTTTTTCGTTGTTTGTTTTACGGAACCAATCAAGTGCGTTTTCAAGTTTATCGTTTTTCATAATATAATTGAACGCAGTAATACGACCTGCATCAATCATTACCTTACGAGCATCTTCATTCGTTGTGCTTTGAATATACTGATAGTAAGGTTCTTGTGATAGATTCTGATGGATGATAAGATCGTGCTGCAAAGCATCATCTGGGATTTCAGCAAGGTATTCAGTAAATGTCTTTTTCTGGCGGTTATACCAATTCATAATTGGGGCGGTTTCGCTTTTCCAACCAATTGCAAAGGTACGGTCTCGTGCCTGTGGAATGCCATGATATTTAGTTGAAGTTTTATAAAGAGATAAGCTGTACCCACGTTCTTTGCAAATACGATATAGGTTTTCCGCAACGGGTCTACCTTTGTTTGTAAATAAAGCAGGAGCATTCTCAACTACAACAGCTTTTGCTTGAAAGTCATCAATACCACGTTGGAATACTTCATACATCCATTCGTTCTTTGCACAACCTGCACCTTTTGATTCTACGCTTGTACCGGTATTCAATTGAGACAATGCTGCACAGGGAGGAGTGCCTGAGATAACATCAATTTGACGATTAGGAGGACCTTCGTTCAGGTCAACGTATTTAATATCTCGGCCTTTTGTGTTCTGCTGATAGTTGACGTAGTGTCCATCATTAGCAGCAAAAGAATCGTGGAAAGAATAAATTGCTTCTGGTGGTTTGCCGAATGCCTTTTCAGCTCCTAACATTTGTCCGCCAATCAACGGGATAATCGGTGCCCAAGTAATCTCTGTCATATTATAATCCTATTTTCAATTTTCGTTCAGTTTGCAAACATTTGTCTTTAAAGTACTCGAGAATTTCTAAACGCTCGCTTTCAGACAGCTCGTTGATCTTATTTCCTATTGTTAGATAGTCAACCGTGATTTTATTTATGTATTCTGGACTGAGCTCGAAACTCTTGACAAAATCTTCAACGTGTACATCGCTTGTAATCAGCGGCAAACATTCGTTATGGATTGATTCCAGAAAGCGATAAACAGAAAAATGTTTCAGATCATACGGTGGAATGATTAAAGTATATCTTGCTTTGCGAATGCCATCTAAATACTCATCACGCTTAACGAAAGTATCAATACCTAAACGCTTGTGACGAATAAACAATTTTGCATTAACTTCATTTGCGTTTAGACTTGCTATTAATTGGTCATACTGTTGTTCGCGGTGCGCCGTTAATGCTGTAAACCCAAAACATAAATCAACCGATTTTTCCTTATCTTGAAAGAATGACCAAAACCCTTCTTCTTTATTTAGATATTCCTGAAGAGAATCAAGTCTTTCTAAATCGTAGTCAGGCCAATCGTATCCATGATAACAATGAAGTTCGTGTGGTAGATAATCAGTCAACAAAGATAAGCTGTGCTCAGTTGGATCATAACAAATCTCGTGAATTGGCACTTTTCTTTCTCGAGATAATTTAACTAATTGAAACAGACCAGTCATATAAGTACCGTTGGCAACAAAGTTCATTTGGTTTCTCGTAGTCATCATACGATTTAAACCTGCCCATTCTCGAGTTAACTTGCCTGCGTCAGATTGAAGTGCTCCAAACACGACAATTTCGGCAACGTCGCCAAGTTGAGTAATCCAATCTTCCTTTTCAATGAACTCGTACCAAGAATCATATATTGGTTTAGGGTCTCTCGCAACCCTATCGTAATCATCAGCATAAGAAATCATTTTACTAATGTTGATTCCTGCAACCTCTTCAATATAGCGGACGTTTTCCTCTTTACGTTTACAAGTAAATAGTATAATGTCGTGACCTTTATCAGTGTATTCTTTCATAATACACATCTGCTCAATCAAAGATTTCGTATACTTTGATGTGATAGGCCGGGTTGTGAATAAAATAATATTTGCCATCAGAAAAACGATTCTAGTCCAATTTGCGGCTCTTCAGGAATTGCAAACTCATTTAGGTTTGGTTCAACATAATTTGAGTCCAATGCTGTCATAATTGTTTTATTTAAAAATGAGCCATCGTAGTATTCAGGTTTTAGAATAGCCTTACGAATTCCTTCCAATACAACACGGTACTTCTCAGGATCCTCGGACAACGCTTTAATTCTTTCAGCTAACTCTTGTGGAGTTTTTGGCCGCAAATACTTTGGTATATTTAAATGGTTTTGTTCGTCATACGTTGGGTGTAGGAAAGGAATGACACCTGCATGGATCATCTCAATATACTTTGATGTTACCCAACCTTTTTTAATTGGAATGATGAAAGTAAACTTAACATCTTGCAGCTTTGTTTGTAATTCATCAATGCGCAAAGAACCTTTAAAGCGGTGATCACCTTCAACTGCATCAGACCATTTACCGTATACTTCAACATCAGGGTTATGGTCGAGTACCCATTCTTTTAGCATTTTATAACGAGAAGGTTTACCTTCGTTTAGCACGACCATGAAATCTGTTTTACGGTCGGTGCTTACGGTTTCAGGATATTCATAATCCAAACAGAATGCTGTTTCCATACCTGCGTACGTAGATGGCACTTCACGAATAATACGTTCTTGATCTTCGTATGACTTAATAGTGTTTGCGCTATATGAATAATCGTACTGCCCTAAAGAAAGAGGCGGTAGGTGAAACATATCTCGTGCTTGATTCATAACGTATCGTGGGTCGTTAACGATTTCAACATAATGAGGTTTCTTTTCGTTTAGCCAAACCGCAAGAGGAGTAGCATAACCTTTAGTCATGTCAATTACTGCAGCAGGCTTTCCGTCATCGTCGTTTACTTTACGGGTTTTGCCAGGAATTGTAACAGTGCCTATCTGTCCCATCATCATGACCGTGGTATCTAATTCAATACCTTTTTCTTCAAAGTAATCAATGACCCAACGATAATAAGTATCGTCATAATTACCTGGACGCAACTTTTCGCCGTTCCAAATATCTACAACGTTATTATAGGGAAAGATTTCGTGGATTTCTTTTTCATTCAATTGAGCAAAGTCTGATCTACCGATAAGATAAAAGGTTTTATCAGGATTACGATTTGCCAACGCACGTATAGTACAGCTTGCTTCATTATCTCCACCAATAGGAGAATACTTATTCTTTCTAAATTTGATTGATTTGCCAATCTTTGCAAAGCCAATGTTTTTCATAATCAATTCCATTCCATAAACTTAATGAATTCTTCTGGTCTCATTGCCTTATCATCAACATAGTAAACACCATATGGTTTACCCCAAACGATCTCATCATACGGTACTTCGTAATGTTTAAGCCATTTTTCAGTCAATGGTCCGACATCTTCAATGATTTTATTTATGTCCCCGCCATGAGTCAACATTCGACGAGCGGTATGAATAACAATACGGTAACCTTGCTTTTTTGCCTTCTGCAGAGAAGCAATCATTTCTACAGCAGGCTGTGCATGGTTTATTCCGTATTTTGTTTCAGTGGTTTTACCTTCATGGTTAGTAAAACAAATGGTATCGTCAAGATCCATCACTAGTGTTTGCGTATCCATTAACATAATCTCTCATTCGCTGTTGTCTTTCAGGGCAATCATAGTGCAGTTTAATACAAGTCGCAATTAACAACGCACCACCATCAATAATCTCTTTATACTCATCAGGGTAATGTTTCATAATAAGTTTAGTGAAACTTTCCTGAACGTACGAAGGATATTTATGTCCAGAAACAATTTCATTATAGCCGTGATACAAATCATGCGACAGCTTGCAGAGATCATACATATAATCTCCACCACAACCTACATGATCGCCATAGGATCCTCGTGGGTCGAGCAGAGTAATACTATCGTTATATGGATTATATAATATGTTGCCAAAGTGAAGATCACCGTGCATTGCCGAGACAGGAATGGATTTGTCTAAGCAACGTTTTGCAACATTCCGATAGAAGCTATCAGCATTGCCTTCAAATCGTTCTTCTGATTTATCAATCCACATCTTCTTTGCGTTATCATAAAAATTAGCCGTGAATTCAAGTGTTGCTTTATTATGGAAATACTTTTGCATTGCAACGATTACCTTTTCAATCAGATAATCAATTGTGCTTTTAGATATATCTTCGTGCATAAACAAATCAGACAATAAGACACCAGACTCATACGACATACTTAAAGCATAATCGTCATCAAGTACTTTAGGGACAAACATTTTCTGTAAAGGATTCAAAGAATCGTACCAGTTCTTTTCGTTCATAATCGTTTTAACTGCAAAAGAGTCGTGCTGTTTAGGAATCTTTGTAATAGCATTAAGATCCGAATGGTACTCAAAAGAATTGAACTCACGTGCCTTAAAGGTAAGGAATTGAGCACAAGTTTTATGGTATGTTGAAATGTCACCGATGTCGTACCATTGCAATGTATTGATACGATCGTAGTTTTTAGAATACAGCTCCAAGGTATCAGAAATATCGTTGATACAATCGTAGTTTTTAGAATACAGCTCCAAGGCATCAGAAATATCGTAACCTTGTGTGCAATTAAACGCATCTTCCGCCTGAAGACCATTAGCAAAACTATATAGTCCAACAAGAGCAACTGCGTTTTCAACGGTTTCATTTGGTTTATTATAGAATTTATTACCGTCCCACATACACCAAGCAAAGTGGTCATCAACTTCTTTGGTCAACAAAAAATCTGTACCTAACGGCAAATCTTCTTCAAGGATAATCGCATCACCAAGCCAAACAACAAGAGGGAGGTCAGCATTTTGTATTTCGTTAATACCTACACGAATAGCATCACGAGGACCATCGAGTGATCCTTGTTTGACGCAGGTAATGTTATTCCATTTGGATTTTTCTACCCAATCTCGTATATCATTGTGTTTACCATCTACAATAACGATTTCACCGACGTCAGATGTATTCTTATAAATGGACTCAATAATATATTCAATTGTAGGTTTACCGTGTACACGTACCATTGCCTTTGAGCAATTTGACGTTAAAGGTTTAAGGCGAGTTGCTTCACCTGCGGCTGGTATTACGACGTTAATCATACTTCACATTTTCTCCATTACAAATAATAGTATATACTATATATGATATTATGTCAACCAATAAATGAAACTTCTACGCCAGCTTCCTTGAACATTGGTAATGATTGAGTATCCCATACCTCTTGCCAATTTCCTTTATCAGTTTTTCCTTGTGGGATGACGATCCGAGATACGCCTGCTTGGATTACACACTTGGCGCAACTAGGACAAATAGGAAGACCGTAAACATATAAGGTAGATCCTTTTACAGACACGCCATTATATAACGCATTCATAAGTGCGTTCATTTCAGCATGAATGATACGAGGATGTTTTTCACTACGGTCGTTCAGGCGATCTTCGGTATCGTCAATCCCACGAGGAAACCCGTTGTAACCGGTAGCAAGGATCCGCCGTTCATCATTGACTATAACAGCGCCAATCTTACTAGACGGATCCTTACTCCAGTTTGAAATGACCTCAGCCATTTCCATAAAACGTTTATCCCACTTAAGCAACGTTAAATCCTAACAAATGGTCCCAACGGAAAGAACGCCATCCGTCTTTTTCTACATCATAAACGACTTGAACTTCTTCGTTTACAGCGCGGACCTTTTTCTGAGACAAAGGATCTTCTTTCTTGGCAGGTGGGGTAAGGTCTTCATTTAATGTGCAAACCATTACTCGTTCGTCACCGTTTAATTTTTTAAACGTAATTTCAACTAAACCTTTCTTCAAAGATTCTTTTACTTCAGCTTTAATTGCAGATGCGTCGGTTGTCATGCTGCTACTCCTTCTACTTTACTTTCAAGATATTTAACCATACTTTCTGGTGTGGTTTCAACATATGGATCTTCGTCTGTGCCATCGTTGTTGATGCCAGGTTCTTGCCACCATTGCTCAACAACGCCATCATTTAGTACACACATGTAACGCCAAGAACGGTTGCCAAATCCTAAATGGTTTTTACCAATAAGCATTCCCATAAAGCGAGTAAAGTTACCTGAACCGTCTGGGATTACTTTTACATTTTCGAGTCCTTGCTGTTTAGACCAAGCATTCATTACAAAAGCATCGTTTACACTAATGCAATATACTTCATCAATTCCTGCGTTACGAATGCGGTTATAGTTTTTTTCAAATCCTGGCAACTGATAGGTTGAACAAGTTGGTGTAAACGCGCCTGGTAGACTAAACAGTACTACACGCCGGCCTGCAAACATTTCATTACTTGTTACCTGTTCCCATCGAAAAGGGTTAGGTCCTTCAATAGATTCGTCACGAACTCGAGTTTGAAACGTAACATTTGGTGGACGGAATCCTTCAATCATAATTTACTCCTAAGGGTTTATTTTACCATATCAAAATGGCGACTATATACGTGTAAGTTTTGAACTTGCCAAACAATACTACCAGGTTCAATTACACGACCATTATCATAACGATCTTCATTCGTAAAATCGTTACAAAGTTTTTCTTGAACATATTTCTGCCAAGCATAATCATTTCTATATCCAAAGACTACATCATTTGAACGCATTTGAACCACAGCATGAAGCAGGCCGTCACGAATATAGTAAGTGACAGCATTGGTGCAAATGAAATCATTTTTGCCATTATCTTCAAAATCAACCCAAATGTTAGGACGATTATAAACACAAGTAGCGCGTCGGCCATCAGGATTCTCCAATAGTTCAGTTAATACACTATCATACTGATTGAAATACTTATCGGCATAAATTAGAGTACCATAGTTTGAATTGATTTCACCATGTTCGTTTGCAGAATATTGCCATGCTTGTGGTGATTTGCCGTAAATATCGGCAAGTGTGTTAATGTTTGTAGACTGAGTTTCGTACCATTCAATTTCGGCACGAATGTATTCTTGATTAGGAGTACCAAAGATAGCAGGACCATTTGCAATAAATGATGCGCCGATAAGCTCAATTGTTTTGGAACCTGTCCTGTCAATTGTAAACCGTTCATTTGCCAACTCGTCAATAAAGTATTTACGGATATCATCAATTGTATTCATTCGCATCAGTCGTCTCCTTTAAATCTATCATCAGTTGTTTCGGGATTGCCTTCTTGAGTTGTCATTACAAGAATCATCATCTGAGTCAAAGCGTGCGACAAGTGAGGCAAACCAGACTCGGGATCGTCATCCTCACCCATCATATATGCCATTAGGTGGCGCTGAATAGATGAGTAATGACGAGAGACAGGAAACTTATGGATATCCTGCCGCCAATTGTTTTCACCGTACTTTTCAGCACCGAAACCAAACACGCGTGCCGCTTCGATGATTGCTTCGGGTGGAACCAAATGGATCTTTGGTTTGCCTTCGTCATACTTCATTACGAGAACCTCTACCTTTAATTTCGTTATTCATTATAGGTTGAAAATGTTGGATTGATGCGTCCTCAATAATAGGAGCAATGCTCAGATCACCATATTCGACCGTATTAATATATTGTATCACAACATCCATAGAATGTAAACCATTTTGTTTTAGATATTCCCGATATTTACGACCTGAAGATTCATGCTGTTCATCAGGACGGCGGAACGAACGAGTATGGTTACCTTGCCGCAGATGAATAGAGCTTGACTTTCCATCCGTCTTACCGACATACAGGATTTTTCCTGTTTCCTTTTCAACCCAACGATAGATACCCTTTGCGTAGTTTGCAGCAATGCGGTTTCCATCTTTAATGTGTGGAGTTAAAAGCTCAGTTTCAAAACCCGAGTCGGTTTTTGAAAGACGGATTTCTCCATAGGATTTCGCTTCAGCCCAATAGTCTTCAATCTCGTTAAAGACAGTCTGTTCTATAATAGCGGCAAGTGATTGCAACTTAGACATTGTGAATATCCTGTTTTCTATTAAGTACGATCGTAAACGTAAACGTCAGCAGTTGTAGCAAGACTTAGTGGCAAACCTTGGTCATAACAGCGTGAGCGTCCTCCATAATCACGACGAGACTGCGCAGCACGAGGACCACGACCTTGAAGTTTTACACGAAGTGGTGTATATGAGCTGAAATTAGAATATGTAGCATTGCTTTTCTTGATAATAGCACGAAGTTCAGATACGTATTCTTGATCTTCAGGTGCGATCTGACCATCGACCATTTTAACAGTGAAACGGTAAGCAGTTGAAGTGCGATTTTGTGATGTGATTTTCATGTGTGTTTTCCTATTTCCTATTTGATATAACTATAATATATCAAATCATTTAGAATGTCAACAACTTTTTTCAGTTATTGTGAAATTAATTTATGCCGCCGCTGGAACTTCGGCAGACCATCCAGCATCTGTTAAGTATTCACATTTATAGTGAGCACGCTCACCACCATCGAGCGGAATCCATTCTTCACGCTTTGCAAGAATATCACGGCGCATGTAGCCGTACTCTTCATTTTTGATTGTCCGATCTGCAAGCCAACGATCTATTGCCCAAGAAAACTCAATAGGAGTTTCCCACTCTTCGCACTCATAAGAGTCGTCTTCTACGACTCCAAAGCCAAGGATATACTCCTCGTAGTAATCGTTCTTTTCCTCAATGAGTTTAGTAAGAGTTGGAATGCCGTCTTTGGCACGCGCAGATTGGCGAGGAGAAAGGTCACGAACAACGTAAGTGTTGCCGCCTTTCATTTTCCAATAGTACTCACCGTTGAAGCCATTGTGAGCTGCATAGTTTTCGCGGATTTGAGTTTGGATAACAAGTTTCATGTTTAGGCTCCTTGGCCAAGGTTAAAGAATTCAGTTGCTTCTTCTTGAGTACAACCTGACTGACTTAAGATATTCTTTAGATCGGACGGACCGAAAAGAGTACCTACACGAGTCAGACAATCGCCAAAAGATGCCATGCGGTTATAACGTCCGATTTCAGCATCCTTTAAACCTTTCATAGGCGCGGTTGCAGAGATGTCCATTAGACGACGGCCGATACGAGCAAGAGCAAGTTCAGATGATGATGGATCGTAGTAGCTTTTCATAATGTTATTCCTATTTCCTATTTGATATAACTATTATAATTGAAACGAAAAGGAATGTCAACAACTTTTTTCAGTTATTTTCATTTAATTTCATATTTTTTAGAACTTTTTGTTATATCGTTAGACTTTTTTGTAGATAACAGTTGCGTTAGCTCCTCCAAATCCAAAGGAATTCGTTATAACCGAGTCTAGTTCGGCATCAAATGATTCGCGGGCAATAGGGAACTCCGCGGCGCGTGGGTCGATTTCGTCAATGTTTGCCGATCCTGCAATGAAGCTTTGATTCATCATCAAAATAGAGAAAATTGACTCCCAAACCCCCGCAGAACCCAAACCGTGTCCTGTCAACGATTTAGTTGAGCTTATTGGCGGTATATCAGCGCCGTGGAATGCCGCTTTAATAGCGTTCAATTCAGTTATATCGCCCACTGGAGTTGATGTTCCATGGGCATTCATATAGTCAGGCAATTTAGTATAACCTTTACGTCGAGCATCGCTCATAGCATTACTCATACATCGAACTGCACCTTCTCCTGAAGGATGAGCCATATCGTATCCATCTGACGTAGCACCATATCCTGCAATCTCAGCGTAAATCTTTGCACCACGAGCAATTGCAGTATCATAATCCTCAAGGATTAAAGCACCACTACCTTCTCCTACAACAAATCCATCACGGTCTTTATCATATGCCCGAGATGCTTTTGATGGGTTATCGTTGTATTTTGAAGAAAGCGCACGCAATGCGTCAAGCATACCAACCATTGCATAATGATCGTTATCAGAACCACCTACAATCATTCGCTTTTGATAACCGTGAGCAATTGTTCGGTATGCTTCTCCGATGCAATGAAGACTTGAAGAACACGCTGAAGAAATGGTAAATCCTTCGCCATAAATTCTCAGTGCCTTAGTAATATTTGCTGACGTTGTTGAGTTCATTGTTTTAAATACAATGGTAGGATCCCGCGCAGGACCTTTACGAACAACTACGTCTTCAGCATGTTGCTGCCAATCAGGAGATGCTGCACCAGATCCAAAGTAACACCCAGTGTCAGGATTACTTACTTCATTAGGTTTTAACCCAGCGTCTTCAATTGCTGATACACAAGATAAGTAACCTAATGCCGCAGTAGGACCCATCCATCTATAATCTTTTGGATGTACAAGATCGGCGGGATGAAAGTCTAGACTACCTGAGACATGACATTTCAATCCTATAGCGGCATAGTCAGAATTATACTTAATTCCTGAGTTGCCTTCTCTTAGGTTTTTTGTAACAGTTTCAAGATCGTTTCCGATGGGAGAGCGAATGCCCATCCCTGTCACGACTACTCTATTCAAATTATGCTACCTCACTATCAATTCTTTTAAAACCAAACGGCATAACTTTGTGGACCGAAGTGCCAAAGATATCTTCAACAATAAACCGGTCTCCCACCATTGAACTACGCAAGCCCATTGGATTGCCTGTGCGCTTGGACACTGGGAGATCCGCTAATACAGTTACATTATCATTCGCATCACTGCCAATTTTCATTGACCAAGAACCATCAACATTGTTGGTATAACGCCAAGCATATTCAAGCGCCTCATCAAGGTTATGGATATGTGAAGCATTAACTTCTGCAACTGATGCGAAACCTTCAAGGTTGCCGGTTTTTTCGTTAAGGTTCTGATGTTCAACAACGATTTTCATAATGTATTCCTGTTTTCCTATTTGATATATCTATTCTAACAAGATTGAAACCAAATGTCAACAACTTTTTTCAGTTTTTGTGAAATTATTTCATATTTTTTTCACGTTCCGCATCTTCTTTCTCAATTACACCTTTGAGTTCAGCAATAAGTTCTTCCGCGAGCTCAACCTGCCTTAACGTAATTCTATGCGGAGTGTTAGGAAACAGAAACGGTAAAAATGCGTGGGTATATCCAGTGATTGCGTTAACTAAACCAAATGTGCTCAATTTTATAGCAAACCACATATGCTGAAAATACCCAGACCTTACTTCATGCAAATGCTCAGTATTAATCAAATACCCATATCTGCCCAAATTACCAAATTTCATATCAAGCCTCGTGGTGTGCGAAGGTTTCCTCAACCAAGCTCGCCAGTTTCTTCGCCGCATTCATAGATGCTTTCTCTAAAGCAAATGGGAAAATGGCATGGATTGAGCTTGTTACAAATACTGCGACTGACCAAACGACCATGTTAAGTCCAATCTTAATGTGGCCGAAGTATCCGCCGCCAGCACCTTCTTTATGTAAATGTGTAGTTAATGTAGTCATATATTTTCTCCTTTGTTTTAGTATCCGATTATGCCCACGTTAGCAGGCAAGCGGTCTCTGACTTTTATTTTCATCCAATTGAACCCAGTTGTCATACCGCTCTCAATTGAAATAGCAAATGGCGAACTATTTATTATCGCCTCCTTTAGAAAATCAGTTTTAATCACAGTCCAAATATCTTTGTAAGGTTCTTGGACTTGGTTAACGACTTTGTTTCTATTTAATATATATGAGATATTGTGGTCTGACAAATTGGTTATTTCTTCATCAGTCAAATCAATAGCGTTATGCCTCTTACGTAATACCTCAAAGATTCTAGTGTTTTCAGGATCTATATAAGTAAAGTTAATTTCGTTTGATATTATTTGCAGACCGCGGATACAAAACAGTATTTCTCTTAGATCCATGTGAGTGAATACACTATTTGCGAACGACATGTCATATGATAAAGAATTAATTGTAAGAGCGCCAAGGAATCCATTGAAACCTGGAAACTGTTCGTTTTTATTTCCTTGAGGATTGTATGTTTGATGGTGGCGATTCCAGTAAATCGTATTAGCATTTGGAAATTCTTCAAGCAATTCGTTTAAAGCATTTTTGCTAACATCCATTGAGGTATATTTTTCGGGTAGGATTTTTCCATCACTAAAGTGAATAAGGTTACCCCTGTTGCCACCGAAGTCTAATATCGTTTCATTTTTGTAATCAACAAACTGAGTAAATATTTTAAATGTGTTAACTCGTTTGAATATATCATATTGATTCATTTACCATAAAACCCCTGGTTGGAGATCTTTCCATTTCATATCAGGGAATGCACTTGAATACTTTCTTTCAAGAAATAATAATACAAGATAAAGATCGCTCACAAACGGCATAAAATAAAACACATATCTTTCAACAATATTACATCTATTTATAGCACCACCAATACATCCTAATGGATTAGCAATTCTTTCTTTCTCGAGTACGTATGCTTTTATCACAAAACTAATTAATATCAAATATGTCATGTTCTTTACCTTCAATGCAATCTAAAACTTCTTCGTATGAAATGTCGTTTGCAGTAAGTCTAAATAAAACTCTAGTGTCTTCAGTTTTTACAGAGTGATATTGCGTTACATCAAGTAATGCGCATTTGTAGTTTATATATATGTCGTCATCAAAACATATTGGGCCTGAACCTTCTAATACAATATTAAGTGCGATAGTAGCGCCAACATCTTTATGTTTATTTAAATCTGATCCCGCTGCTTGTCTATAATATCTTGGCTTTACTTCTGCAGCAATCATATATGATAAGTTTTTTGCTATCTTATGCGCTAATACACAATCTTCGGCATCTGCTAAACGAATCACTTCCATTTCATCAAGAGATCTTGTTATAACTCCATTTGATGCAGTATATATTTTTGCCTTATGGACATTATCATAAAACTCTTTAATTAATTTTTCAACAACATATTCAGAAACTGGTAGATGGGTTAAGTACTTATTCATGGCAATATATCTACAACAAAATGAATACGTTCTATATCACTCGCATTTAGCGCAGTATGGTAACCTTTGTTAGTATGCGCAAAAGTCCATTGTTCTAATGGAAGATGATATGATTCGTCTTCAATAATCATTAAACAACCATCTGCAGTTTGCAATGGATAATGAACTCTTGGAATTGGATCTATATGCCAATTCATGCAAGTACGAGGAGCTGATTTAAGAAGTCGTGCTCTTCCTACATTAAATTTTGTTTTAAGCGTGTTAAAGATATTATCAAAACCAGTATCAACAAAGACATCACATAGTTCCCAATCATAAACACTACTTGGCTTCATTGGAATGCGGATATCACCCTCAGGAGTGTGTCGAATAAAGAAATCGCTATTACCCTTATCGGCAAAATAACCAGCACCAAAATTTACGTCATGTGTATAACCCGGCGCGGCGTTTAAACATATTTGTGCTGAGCTTAAAGGATGCGATGGTTGCAACCATGTAACTTCTTCAGAAGCTTCTAGCATATTTAATTCATCTAACAATCCGTGAAATCGTGGTAATAGTATTTTTTCAAAATATTTCATAATTCTAAAAATCTTTCTACTTTATCATAATAATTTTTTTGCATATAGGCGTGAGCACGCTCTTTAATTGCTGGATCTATAAACAATTCTGTGAACGTCATTTTTCTAAGCTCTTCAAATTCAAAGCCTAAACATTGATAAAACATAAGGAAGAACGTTGCAACCTTAATATCATCAATAAAGTTTTCTTGTAGGTTCTTTACGTATTCAACCGCTTCTTTACTAGACCAATCATCGCTGATCCATTGGTTTGTTGCAGTATCAACTTGATATCCAAACTGTTCGGCATTACGAGACAACTCAGACGCCGTGCCAAGTTCAAGCGGGCTAAAGGAATACGAATCAAACAAATGGTTGTGAGCAAATAAGTCCTGAGTCCATTCGTTCATTGTATCTTCGTTATCGTGCGGAAGACCTGCAATAAAACTACCGTATACGCTTAGTGAATCGTTAAAGGCTTCTTTGCTTGCCGCAATTGTTTCAAAGATCTTTTCTTTAGGACAGCTTTTACCAATTCCTTTTGCCGCTTCATAGTTCAAGGATTCAATACCAAGGAACCATGCACAACAATTAATTCTTCTTAATAAATCAATTTGCTCAGGAAAGCGAGCAATTAAATCAATACGTATGAATGCCGAGAACTGTAATTGTTCAGGTAATGCCAATTCGTCAATAGCATCAGCAATCGCTTGAAGTTTAACTGTTTGCTCATTAAACGTATCATCAATAATAACATATTTCGTTGTACCGTATAGATCGTAATTTTGTTTGAGTTCGTGCTTTATCCGTTCCTTTTCTCGTAAGAACGAGTCGTCGCCTTTACGTTTACCAATCAAAGGATAGGCGCAAAACTTGCACTTAAATATACAACCGCGTCCGAACTCAATTCCCATTGCATCTTGCGGATTCCAAAAATCCTCGGGAACATAATTGATATATGAGTTACGGAAGTCGAACTGATTACCCTTTTGGTCAAAGTCAATTACTTTACATTGAGATCCATACGCAATATTATAGTTTAATTTTGTATCGTTTACAAGATGGTTGGTAATATGCTCCGCCATTGCTTCACCCATACCAACGACATAATAATCAATACATTCTTGAACTTGTGGTCTACGACGAGTATCCATCATACCACCGTATACTGTTTTAGCACCTTTTGAACGAATATGATCTGTCATAGATTTAATATCTTCATCCTGAGTTGGCCAGTGCCATAGAATATTCATTCGAGCACCGTCGCGTGTATGACGTTTGGTATAGACGTCATCTGACCTTCTCATAAACAGAGTTGAACTAAACCCAACCCATAAAGTATTTGGTCCCATCAATTTATCAAGGACTTCGTTTATCATACCTTTTTTGATCCAATGAGTAAAGTTGTTTAGTACAAACACACTGTATCCAAGGTTTCTCATATGAGACGCAATCTTATAACCGCCAACAGCACGTGCTACATTAAACACGGGATCGCTACCTTCGGTCATAATTATAATATCGTATGTTTTCATTTTAACCTTTTCTTGGATTACTAAAATCTACAGGAGTGCCGGCGCGGCCAGTATACCAAAGGCATCCAAAATAGTCAACAACAACTTGATCCTTTGTATTGAACCAATCCTCATACACACAAGAATCACCTTTTACCCAAAGACAATTGTTTTCATCTACTTTCCATTCGCAATGGAATATATTTCCAAGAATAGTAGAATTTGAAGGGCATTTTGTTTTTGCTGCAATTACATCGAACACACTTCGAAATTTGTGTAATATTGCATTTACTCCAATTTCAGTCATTCCCCAAATAGTAATTACAGTAGCTCCACGTTCTACAAACGCTTCAATTATATCCCACGTAACTGGTTCAGATCCAACTAAAAATACTTTATCTTTTAAATTAAGATCTTTAAAACCTTTTGTTTTCATCACAGCTAACGCTTGCTTTGGTGTTAAGTGCGTATGTGTATATTTATGGGCTATCTGCACATAGCGATATGGATTAAATTTTTCAAGGTCAATAGTTGCTCCGACCATTAAGCCTGGAATTGTTTGAGCAAACAACGCACCTGCTCTTTGTGGATTCAAACAAGTATAGATTACTGAATCGCCAGTAATACCTTGTGTCTCAATAGCAGCGTGAGAATTTGATATTGATTTATACGGAGGTTGAAATATTTCCTTTGGTTCTCCAGATGAACCGCTTGTTTTAATTATAATGCCTTTCTCAGCAGCATCACGGAAATAATCCTCATCATAATTATCGTACCAAGTTCTTAGCGGCATGTATCACCCAAAGTAATTAAAACCAAACTCACGGTCTACGTATCGTAATACGTGATGTCCCATAAATCTTTCGGTTATTGTTTTAAACATCTGATCTTCCTGATCTGCTACATATCTTTGCAATACGTCAGTTTCTTTTAAATTATTTGAGGCTCGGTCTTTTGCCCAATCCCAAAACGCATTTTCGTAAATAGAACCGCCGTGATAAATTAAGTTAATAAGATCTTCAACTGCGCGGTAATTTAATATGCACAACTCGTTTGCTTCATCTTCATTAATTTCGCCTCTAATGTAATCCGACAAAATCTGAGTATTTTTAACAGCCATATAAAGTGAGTTAGCACTCATAGGCTCGAAGAATACCGCACGATTACCATTCTTGAGCATACGCCCATTGACTGTCTTTTTACAATAATATGGTTTGATTGGAAATGTTCTGAAGTCCTCAATATCATCCTCGGTTGCATTCGTAATACGAATAAGCTCTTCAATTGCCATTTGCTTATCGGCAAAATTGTTGTTATACAGTAATCCGTGCGAGGTGCGATGCTGTAACGGAATCACAAACATCCACCCATATTTATGAGCAACGTGTCTTGTAAATCCAAAATCAGATGGCTCAGGATCGTCGTATACTAACGCAGAGTTCAGAATTAAATTGCATTCTTTATAATCAGTAAAGTCTTCAGGTCTGCCACGGCAATCAATCACATAGTCAAAAACATTTAGTTCTTTATTGATTGTAAGTGCTACTCCAGAATGATCCCACATAGGTTGCTCACCAACTGTACCTTCCAATAAAGTATAGTTTGGATATAATTTTTTTAATCTATCCAATCCCATTTTTGCAAAGTCACGAGCATCAAAATGAACGGCATGATAACCAGTTTGAAATGGAAAGATAATGTCCTTTTCACGCCAATCAATATAGTGTGTACCATATTTTGTTGTGCTATTTAATTCCTCAGCCTCTGTGGCAAATATAAAGTCAAACGCTTGCCCAATCGCAAAAGTTACTTCTGACGTTGTGCTTTCTCCTACTCCAAGAATTGGAATGGTTGGATCAAAAACGTGGGTCATTTCAATATCAATCCCACGGTTTTTGAAATCTTTAAGAATACAGCCTGTTGTTAGTATGCCTGCGCTTCCTGCTCCTAGTACTGCAATCTTCATTCTTCACCTCTTACTTCAAGATATCTTTCTTTATTTAATTTCCATATATTTTGGTTAACGCCAAATACTTCTTCATTACTTATATGCTCAACAAGACCATTCTTTTCGAGTATATAGTATAACTTATTTAATCTTAACATGCTTCCGCTTGCATCATTATCAGTATTGGTCGTGATATAAATTGGTTCTCCATTAACTAAATCAATAGCTATTGGAAGATGGTAATAAAACATCCAACAATTCATATGATTACGAGTTAATCCACCAGGTCTTGAATATAGCTGTGCACCACGATATAAAGCTCTATAACCATCTTTAAATTCGTGTAAACCACTTATGCCAACAATTTTATCGTCTACATAAGTTGCAAACCAAATACCACGATTTTCTATTGTTTCAAAGAAATTCATCGAGCAAAAAGAATTGTTATTTTTAAATCCAAGCTTATCGCACTCACGGATAAATTCTAACAGTGCCTCGTTTGCTCCAAACAAGAGTTCGGTTTTAATCATGCGAATCTCATTTCAAGATCTTTCCATACGGTTGTTGATCCAAACATTGCTGGCAATCTTTCAGGTTCTTTTGTGATTTCAAATTCATCATAACGATCTAATAACTCGTTTACAATAATTTCCATAAAATGTTTTACAATAAAATCGCCAGTACAATGGTGTGGACCGTATGCTAGTGTTACAGGGTTTGGTTCGTCATCTCGTTCTAATTTAAATTCAAGCGGATCTTTGTAGTATTTTGGATCGCGGTTTGCGCCATATGTATATAATAAAATACGAGAACCAAAATCAATTTTATAGCCATGATAATCAACTGTCTCAGGTACATCACGAATGCCTCCTTTTAATGGAGCAAGACGCAATGCTTCACGAGCAAACTTAGGAACAAGTTCTCGGTTAGACTTAACTCTTTTTGTAATATCAGGATATTTCGCAAGACACATTGTGAGGTATTGGTATAAAGACAATGCGAAGGTTGGAATTACAACAGTCCATAGCGATTGAATAAACATGTATCCCATCATTTTTGGGCGATCGTTATATTCCCATTGCTTATCGCTTAATGTATAAGTCATATTAATCATAGTGTCTTGATCTTTACCTTCAAGCTCATAGTAATCAAGTGCCTCATTTACAATACGAGAAAACATACTATAGAATTCTGTTGTCTCAGCCACCGGCTTGTCATAATCAAATTCAGGATTAAAATTTGAGAATACATTGCCAGGTCTCATCCATTCGTGAAACCCGTCCTTAACGTGGTCTTCAGTAACGTCAAGTTCATCCCATGGAAATTGGATCATTTGTATTTGAGTATCGGTGGCAACTCTACCAATGATATCGTACGCCTTAAATGGAACGCCTTTCTCCACTTTATTCAAATACTTATTTAAATTATTTTTAAAGTATTGAGTATATAAAGGGGCGTTGCGTTTTGCCCAGTCCAAGCTGTGCTTTTTCGCAAGGTGGTGGTGAGGCCCTTCACGCAAAGTCAACGCATATCCTGCACGCCAAACTCCACCCAAAGGTGTTGGATCAAACGGTGCAGGTGATGTGGTTGCAAGACTGAAAGTTTCGTTCATTCTGGACGCTTCTTTTAGTCGGTCCATTGAAAATACAATCCAGTGTTTGTATATAGGATGCCAATAGAATCCACGCGGTTCGTTCTCAAACAGGAACTCAGCGTGCTCATCCATTTTATACAGAAATTCTGGATTTACAATATCAAAATCAGTCTTTTTCATAATATATATTTTTTTATATTAAAGGTCAGCTGTTTCAGGCGAAAAAGAAATTGTCCAGCCTTGCCCGGCAAGTGAATCTTTAACTCCTTGCGAAACGTTAGCCATCATTCCTTTATATTCAGCAATAATTGAAGTATCCCATTGCGTTGTCATTGTAAATGTTCCGCTGGATTCAGTAAGAGTTGATGTTCTTGTACCAGCTTCATCTGAATTATTTAAAAAATCAATAACAGGCGTTGGCAATAAATTGCGGATGGTATTAACCGCGGTTGCGCCATCTGTTCCTGCCGGTGGTGTAAAAGTAACAGTTTGTGTGACCATAGTCATTCCTCCATTTTTGTTTATTTATTTTGAAAGAACAAGCTAAAGTTCTTGGATATAAAATGAGTTATAACCGCGTGATTTTCATACGATTCTTGTTTCATTTTAGATAAAGCAATGTTCCATGCCGTCGTTCCTTCGTTAAAACTATCTATTCCTTGATACATGTTACGGCTATGCCATGCCGACGGCAATCTATAAATCAAAACATTATTTTGTATTACTTTATATGAAAAGATTGCTTCGTTATCATATCCAAAGGATTTGCGCACCTGCGGCGGATACATACTGAACTCATCTTGTTTAAGTTCTTTCATCATTTCAATTGTGTCGTCAATATCTCCAAAGTAATCTAGCTGTTCTATAACTTGTTTACTTGCAACGATAACGCCAGTATTATAACCACGATTCTTTTTAGTATCTAAACCTTGTTCTGTACACATTGCGTGCGCATTCCAATACTTTGCTTGTGGGTTACGAAAATCTTTTTTGTAATGCGCAAAGTATACTGCGTCTTCATTTATTTTTAAATCTTTTTTAGTTTCGTAAAAAACGCAAATAGCATGGCCACAAGGAGTATAGTCAAACACACTAATATGATCGTGGAATACACAATCAAAATCTACATATGCAACGTGGTCGTATTCCTTTGATACCTTTTCAAGTAACCATATTTTATATAGGTTAATGACATCGTATTCCGATAGATCAGGAAACCGTTTATAAAAAGCTTCGTATTCTTCATCCCTACCAAAATGTTTATAGTCTGCACCAATTCCTTTTGCATAATCACGATGGTTATCGAGCAACCTATCTCGGTACTGATTCATTAATCTTTTTGCGATAGCACTTTTATTTTCAGGATTGTCCTTGTGAGATTGTGGGTTATCAAGGCGGTCTGTTGGAATATCAATATGTAATGAAAATATCGCCTTTGTCTTGTCTTTAAAAAATGTACCAAACTGTTTATTAATAAAGTGAATTATATATTCTTCTTGGGCAGCCATCTTTGGAAAGTCTGAATAAATTACGTGCCACTTTTCCTCTAACAAAACGTAAGGGACTTTGTATTTTTCCATGATATATGAAAAGATGCTTTCGTTGTTCGGATAGTAAGACATTGTAATAATACTAAAAGCAATTGGCGAATCATCAAGCATACCATCTTTCATCTTTTCGATGATATTAATAACTTCTCGAGCACGCTCAATAAACTTTATTTGATTAATGTGTTCGGATTTGCCAATCAAAATACCAGTATTCATTACATGGTTATCTTGTCCGTTTAACAGATCTTTTGTGATATGGTACTTAAGTGTAGGAGATCTTAATCCAATCGTATCAAATAATAACTCTTCTTTATCTTTTGTTATAATATCATCGTCTTGATGTTTAACGTGAATACCTTTACTTAAATCGTTTTCTTCAAATACGTTTAATTCTGTATTAAACAAAACATCCATGTCAACATACATAACTTCGTCGTATTCTTTTGCAAGCTCCGCCATCAAATGATGCTTGTATATATTAACCTTTGCAAATTCAAGTTCGCAATCAATATCAAAGTCTTTCATTGTATTACGATATAGAATAAAGTCTACACCTATTGAATCCGCATAATCTTTTTTATTTGAAACGAGACGATCAAAGTATTCATCAGTAGTTTTTTGTTTTGCTATATCGGCATCACGTGTTGCAACCGCATCCCCATCATACTTATGAGAATCTTTTGTTTCTGCGCGGTCAATGTCGTCATATGTTGTAAAGATTACTCTTTTCATATTCCTATCACCATATATCTGTCATAGTCCGTTGTTTCAAATTTACCTGAATAGTATACTCGAGTTAAGTTTAAACTTTTTTCAAAATCTTCAAGTGAATCGTGAGTATTAATATGGCTTTGTACTGAATGGTAATTGTTACCCTGAAAGCAAATAACAGAATTTGGTTTTTTCATTGCTATCATCAGTCTAATATCTTCCGCTTCCATATGCTCACAACTTGTATTAATAATTATATCACACTTTACAATATTGTCAAATATCCAATCCTCGGCGTCTTCATTAACGAAATGGGTATTTTCTGTCGGAGTACCTTTAAGCAATTTTCTCGAAAATTCTTTGGCATAAGGATCAGAATCTACGTTATGAATATGAACCTTTTCGCCGACCTGTTCTCGTAGCATCAGACTCGTGTATCCATACCAGGATCCAAGAATACAAATATTATAAAGATTCTTTTTAGGAATAAAGGGAATAAGTTTTTCAATTAACCATTCCTTGCTTTTTGTTTGAGATTCGTTAACCGAATTCATTACATCAAAAGCTCGATACAAGTCAACGTCAGGATCATACTTTGACTCGATATATATGTTCTCAATTGTACTTAGTGCATTTTTATAAAGTAACTCACGATAATTCATAGCTTATCCCATTATACATATCAATTGGTGCATCCCATTCAGAAGGATCCGCAACACTATTTACTAAACCGTGTTCAAAAGTATTGAACGGAATCTTTTCGTGAACAAGAAATCTATCTATGCCTGGATATTTGCGCATCCAATAATCACGGTTTGTCATAAACAAATCCCAGACATGAGATTGCTCACCTGCGGTCCAAGTAATTACAGAACTATTTATGTGGACATCGTAAGCGTGCGGTGCCATATACAAATCATCTTTCCAATAATCTTTTAAGATTGTTAACCCATCCCATTTTATAAACTCAGAAGGATCTCTTTTAATATCCATGTCTAAATCAAAATAAAGGCATTTACCTTCTACAGGAAAATCTTTACTGAACATCGCAAGTTTATTCCACCAATACCTGAGGCTAGGCTTTTTAAAACACGCAATGGTTTCTATTTCAATATCGGCAGGATCTTCGGTGTAGCAAAGATATCTTGCTGTTGGATAGTATTGTTTTAAAGTTGATGCTAATTTATTTACATGTTTGGCTGTATACTTATTACCATGTTTTACGAATATAATATTATTTGGCATCATGGCGATCTCTCAACTGATGTGTTTTGTAAATACGATTACTGCAGTTTCTTACGCATTGTGGAACCGGATTGTCGCCTTTCATGCTGTTAGGTAACGTTTTAGTATACCATTCTGAGTTAATAATTTCAGATAATGGTGTATGGAATAGATTATACTTTTTTAGATTGTTATTGTATTCATCTATGTATATGTCATTCCTATCCATATCAGGTTTATGCGTCGGGTCAACTCGACCTTGATAATGAGCATTGGCATGGAAACAACAAGGCAAAACTTGACCGTCAGGATTAACAACTATTTCGTTTCGAGGTTTTGCCCATCTACAAACGATTTCACTTGATAATTCCGCTACTTGTTTAACCTGTGAAGGTTTAAGCTCGTGTATTTCTATCTTTTGCCCATCATTAACCTTTTCAGATGGAACATATGCGCCCATAACTCTTGGGTTAGTTAGTACTTTAGGATTTGCTGGTTCTAAATATTCTTTTTCGTTATTTACGTTATAAAAGTATCTTTTGTTATCAACTGTAGATTTTCCAGTAAACCTATCTGATATAACAAACTCGTGCCCTGTTGAACCTTTACTTTTTACTAATTCTAATATATCGTCTTTATAATCTTGGTTGTGTTTAAATAAAATAGTTTGAGATCTTGCGACGGCACGTGTCTGCGCAAAAATTGACATATTATCAAGTACTTTCTCTAAGCTTGTAAACCTTCTGTACTTTTCGTGCATTGCTTGGTCTATACCGTCAATATCAAATATAACTTCTAACCGCTCACCACCCATAACACCAAAGTCCCACCAAAAATCGGAACTACGGATACTTCCGTTTGTGTCAATTGAAATTTGAGTAAAAAAAGTATTATCTATAATATACTTAACGATATCATATATGTCTTTGTTCATCATTGGGTCGCCCCAAGTGCCACAAAGTTTAAACCTACTAATATTTTTTAATTCTTTAGGAGGGAACGCGGTTTTAAATTCTTCAAGGCTCCATTGAACTAATGGTAACCAATCAACCTTTCCAAGACCGCCGCGTTGTTCTGTCCTGTGACATTGTGGGCATCCTGCGTTACAATAAGTAGACAAGTCCACAAATACACGTAGGCCATTAAGATCCCATAACATAATATAATCCTATTGTAAAAGGAACAAAACAGATGCTGCTTCAAGCAAAGTTTTTGCTCGGCGTACTGCTTTCTTTTGATCGCTCGTTGCCTTCCTACCGAAGTCAGATTCCAATATCCACATCTTAAATGCAAATACGTCATCTTTTATTTCGTTGTGTTCTATTAAAGTATCCCAGAATTTAGTGTGGTCTATATAATCAGACATACCTGATTCTGTTTTAACTTTGCTAGTAACTGACGTTAGATTGTGTTGCTTGACAAGGTCTGCTAACCTAAACTCAACCTCATCGTTTATTAATTTTGCGTGGGCTTTAGCACCAACCAAGTGATATTCTTTGGTTTGTTCCGCAAGTTTTTCGTCAGTCCAACCTTCAGATACCAATGCTTTAAAGTCGGGGTGTGCTTTATCAATTTTATATTTACGAATAGCGCCAGAATCGTCTTTCCATTCAACGCAAACTACTGCAAATGAATCACTCGTATAGTATGCCTGCTCAATCTTGCCAGCAAATATTGCCATTATATAAACTCCTAATTATGTAAGACTTACTTTAAGCGCGTATGATCTCTTAATTGTTTTTGAACCTGACGGAACATTTTGCGCATAATAAGTATCTGCAATTTGTTGTGTTCTTCTTAATGAAGTTGCGTAAACTTCATCTTCCATTACTTCGCCCATTGTTGTACCAGCTGGGCTACCAGCGAGGTCTTCAAGTTGATATCTAATTCTACTTCCCGCCAATCCTGAAGCTGCGTGATTCATATGAGCTGTAAGCATAGTATTAAATGACGATGCATCATATTCACGTACTTCAAAATTTACTCCTGTACCTATTCCAAATAATGGGAAAGGATGCGCTTTCGTTGAAGTATTCTTTTTATATAAGTAATACGATGTATCTTGAATTACCTGAGACTGTGCTTCTGGCAAATTACCGCTAGCAAAGTCTGCGATGTTTGCCTGCGTGTCCGTAAACACAGCTTGAGAATTATCAACAATTGTGAAGCCTGAAATAGCAGCAGTATCTTGATAGATAGCGTATAGACCTCCGCCACTAAGATTACCTGAACCAGTTGGTGATACGAGTGTTGAAATGGCAGGAACGATAAATGTGTCGTAAAAATCATCAACCGACATTGCTTGAATATCGCCATCGTCATTAATATACAATGGCATCTCAATTTCAGGATTTGTTAACGCCGCATTATACGCATTCTTAGCGCCTGCACCTTGTACTGTCTGAGAAATATTATCCCAAGTGATTTCAGTCTCTATAATTGCAGCAGGTGAAGCGGGAAAGGAAACATTTGTTGACGATGCTGCGCCAGCTTTATAGTAAGTGTTAATCATGGCATTAAGATTGCCATCACTTGCTACAACAGACAGTGTAACAGATTGACCTGAATCTGTCGCCCAAGCATGAACAGCCTGCTCTTGGATTGCAACTATCTCAGCAGCAGTCATCCCTTCTAGCTCATTCGATGCGTTGAGCTTAAGGACATTAGTACGGACCGCCATTAGCTTCGGTCCTCTGCTCCATAGATTTCCTTAACAACAGTTCCCGCATTGTCTTTGATGACAAGCTTATTATTACGGGATACAAGATCGTCATTAATAGAGTTACTTGTTGTTGTATCTACATCTGCAATATTCTGCAAATGTTTATCGTTGCTGATTACAATATCAGCGGCTACTTTAATTGGCATCTTTATCTCCTATCAGACGGTTATAAAGTTATTGTTTCTATTTATGAGATTATCTCGTTGAATTTCGCAACACAGTCAAATAAGGTTGTCTGTTGTCGTAATTCTTTTTTCTGTTCTGATGTTGCATCTTTAATTACATCCTGTTCAAGTGCCCATAATTTAAACTTAAAGATCTCATCTTTATCTTCATTTGAACTAAAGATTTTTTCCCAAGTTGAGGTATCCACTTCCTTTGTTACCGCAGATAATGTTTGGTCAACTTTGAGTTTTGTCGCATCAACTTCAGATAACCTATCGTTAAGTTCTTTAACCTTTGATGCTACTTTGCGTTCAATTGCTTCTTCTGCAAGTTCAGCCGCAGCTTTACGAATATTCGCATTGACCACTTTACTTGCTTGTCGCTTATATACTTCAGTGTGTTTAATCAATACCTCTTCATTAACGCCGCTTTCAATAAGATCTTTATAATCAGAATTATTTAAGTCGGCAGGAATTGAGTGAATTCGAAGCTTTCCGTCTGCAGGATTAACCCAATCAATGTGTATTGTTGAATGAGAGCTATCTTCATATCTTGACGATAGCATATTGTCTATGATTACATTTGTCATTTAATTCTCCTATTATGCTCCGCCTTCATATGCGTTTGAATAATATCCGGTTGCGAGTATTCCTGGTATTGTTTGAGTTACTGCATAAGAGCGGCCGCTCGTTGGTGTACTAGCTCTTGTGTATGTATATCCGTCAGAGCCGGTAATTGACGTAGGTGTGGCACCTTCAGTTGCATAACCGTCTTGTTCGTGTACTAAAATGTCATTCCAATAAACTGATATTTTCCAGTTATTTGTTGATTCCAAACCTACGATCCAGCGATATTCTGGTGATGTTGCGCTATATTGGTTACTTGTAACTTGGTCACTGCCCGTCGCACTTTCTGATATATCAAGTTTCATTACGACAATACGAGTTCCATACGAATTGGAACCGCCGTTATCCGAAAAGAAAAACGATCTACTTGTATTTAATTGAACCCACGTGTTGTAAGCGGTTGGCGAAGGCGTCGGACTAGTAAAGCTTCCTGAGTCAAACGAATAAATTGATGCTCTTACATAATAAGTTTTAGTTGGGGAAGGCGCATTGCTATTCCAATCTAAGTGACCAGTGGCACTATATTGCGGGAATCTGTCAGAATCATAATCTTCAATTGTACCGCTTGAGTTAACTCTCCAACCCATAAGAATAGAGCCATCTGTTAAAGGAAGCGATGTGCCAGTTTCTGGGGATCCAGTTGTACCTTCAAGACTAACGGTTTCAAATGTGTTTGTACTCGTATCGTTAATTGTAACAGAAACACTTGAGCCGCCGGCGGTAAACGTTGCCGTTTCAGTACCTTCAGTTACGCCATCATTCGCCAAGGTAATTTGAGTAGTCCCAGATGCTGATGCTGCACTACCTGTTGTTGTAATATTACCAGTCAAAGATCCAGCTGATATATCTCCCGCGCTAATTCCAGTAATTGCGTAAGATACATTTCCTGGCGCCACGTTTGCGGTTGTAATTGTAAAGGTTATAGTTCCGCCTTCGTTTACAGATGAAACGTCTGCGCTTGCCGTATAAGACGCCGCAGTAGTAACCCCAAGTTTGTATGAATTTAAGATTGCAACGGCACCGTTTGGAAATTCTTGCGTACGATAGTCATCAATAGTTGCAAGATATTGAGTATACCCATCGGCAGAAGAACCTGACAAATAAGTATCGTTAATATTCGTTCCTTTTTGGTTTGAAACAGATGTACTCATTTCGTGTGTAATTGAATAGCCTGTTAAACCAAAAGATGCACTTTGGATATATTCATCAACCATTGTTTCAAACGTAGCAGTCGTATATACCTGAACACCACTACCATCTGCTAGCAAGAATAAAGGCATTTGATATGTTGGCTTTGATGTTTGTTGAATCCTGTGAAGATAATAACTGTTAACTGTTTCGGGCTGATCTTGCGCTTCTTCAATACCGTTTGCGGTATATAGTGAGGCATCAGCACGAGTGTCAATAAAAATTGGATTTGTTGATACGATAGTAGTTCCAGGATTGCCTGAAATAGAAGCATTGTTTGTTAAAACGGTATAAGTACCTGATGCCAATTTATTAACACTACCTGTGCCAACCAAACCGTTTGTAATAGTATATCCAATGAACGTATCAAAGAAATCTTGTTTTGTCATTGATTTAATTGTCTTTGTAGCACCGTCCCAATAAATTGGAAACGCTGTTCCTGTCCCATTTTCATCAGGTTCAGTTGCAGACGTTGTAGTTATTCTAGATTTTGATACGTGGTCAAACGTAGTATCAATTGCCGAGATATCCGGAGTATCAGCTTCAGAAGCGAATGATACTGCACCATTAAAAACCGCGGTTCCTGCTTGATACCTACGGTCTGTCATTGTTGGCGAAAGGTTACCACCAGATGATACATACGTTAAAGTTTCGACTGGATTTTCCTGGTAAAAATATGCTGCGAGGTGCCTGACCTCGTCAAGTTGCGCCGCAGACATAATCCTCAAATTACCGCCAGTTTCGTATAGTACTGTAGTTCGTATTGCCATTATATTATCCTACGGGTTTGCAAAGTAAATTGTTTTGATTGCAGTTCCTGCTGAGTTGTAAACTGTAAATGTATGGTTTTCAGCTCTCATTACATCAATCATTCTTTGCACAATATTTGAGTCATACCCATTAATTCCACGCAGTTGATAATCATTTTCAAATACAACACCGCCGCCTACTTTAATAGCCATTATGCGCCTCCTGGATCTGTGTTTGCACCGTAGAAAGTACCAAAGTTTGTACTGCCAGAATTTGTAATTGTAAACCCATGGTTTTGGCTACGTACTGCATCTAAAAATACTGCTTCAGTATTTGCGTCTATGCTTGCAACATTAATAAGATTTGTGTTTGCGTTATCGCTCTCGACAACAATCGTTCCATTAATTTTAAGAGACATTAACCTGCCCCATAATATACATGGATTGGATTTCCGCTGGAATCTTGGATTTCAAGAAAATCATTATCTTCTCGAAGGGCATAACGCAAAATTTCTTTTACGTCATCATCAGCTGATCTAATCTTAAGTTCTCTTGCGTCGGTGATAACGTCTACACCGCTCAATTGAATCGCCATTTTCGTCTCCTCCTGTAAATTTGACTAAGCGTTATAGTTTATTTATAAATAAAATCGTGAGTTCTTTGGCATGATATGATTTTTAATATAAAGGAGACAATTATGTCTGAAGAAAAAGGCTATCATGCCGCAGATGTCAACGGCGACGGAGTTGTAGACGACATCGAAAGAGATATGTTTTTAGAATTTAAACGAAAAGAATTAGAAGACAAAGATGCGCAACGCGATGCTATGAGAAATATGACATGGTTCGCATTGATGGGTATGCTATTATATCCGTTTGCCATTGTCTTAACATCATATTTAGGATTAGACCAAGCTGCTAATATTGTTGGCGATATTGCTCCAACATACTTTGTTGCTATTTCAGCTTTGGTTGCTGCATTCTTTGGTGCTGACGCAATCCGCAAGTAAATAAATCAAAAGGGAGGCCTTCCTAGGTGCCTCCCTTTCTATCTCCACCGTCCACGCCGGAAGCCCACGCCCCACTCTAAGCTGAGGGTACTTACCATTCCAAAAGCTGCAGCCTTATGGATGGATTTTCTTGGTCGGAGTAGTAGGATTCGAACCTACGACCTCTGCATCCCAAATGCAGCGCACTACCAGGCTGTGCTATACTCCGCAGTATAAACGTATAGGCTCCTACTGAAAGTGCTATACAAACTCACCTACACTTTATTTAACTTGCTCGCCTGTCAGGCGTTATGGGCTTAACCGCAATTTGGCATCGGTTGAGGGATTCGAACCCCCTGATTATTTCTAATCCTGGTTTTGGAGACCAGTGTGCCACTCCAACTGCACCGAACCGACTTAAATTTGCCAGTTCAACACCACAAACTAGCACGCGGTAAATTTGAGTGACCCTCAGGTTGAGTAGTTGAGCTTCTGCAATCTTTTAATGCTCAACTTCTTTAGCAACTCACCATCTCTTGGTACC